GATATGATAATACCTGGTAGTTCTGAAGAAAGGAAAGTGGTTAATCACGAAATGCGACACGCTACTGATATAAAAATAGGTAAGTTAGAATATGGAGATTACCATGTTAAGTGGAATGGAGAAACGTTTGAAAGAAGAAATATAATGGGTATGGATATGATAAAAGTAGATGGAGAATGGAAAGAAGCTGGTGATGGTGATTTTCCATGGGAAAATGAAGCAAATAATGGAAATTAATTTAAATGAGTATATTAAGTAAAATATTTTCAAGTGGAGCAACAGAACTTATAAAAGGAGTAGGTGGAGTTATAGATAACTTACACACATCGAAAGAAGAAAAGTTAGCCGCTGAATTAAAAGTAAAAGAATTAATTTCTAACTACGAAGTAGAAATGGAGAAACAAATAACTGATCGTTGGAAAGCAGATATGCAATCTGACTCTTGGTTAGCGAAAAACATAAGACCACTAACTTTAGGATTTTTAGTTATGTCTACAGTGTTAATGATATTTATTGACGCTGGAGTTATATCTTTTAACGTTGAGGCAAAATGGACAGACTTATTACAATTAGTATTAATAACCGTGATCGGTGCCTATTTTGGTGGTAGATCACTAGAAAAAGTAAAAAAATAAAAATATGAATTCAACACAAACAAGTTATGGCTTTGGACAATTTGGTAGTGCATTTATCGATGACCACGAAACCATTTTTCTACCACCACACGAGTTGGTTGTTGTAGGAATACAAATAGTAACCGAAGCCGCATTCGCAGATTTAATAGCTGAAACGAAATCAACACCACTTATTGGTGACGCTGCTGGTGGTGGCACGAGTTCAACGCATGTTAATAGAGGAAAAGAATACTTCGGTACTCAATATGCTGCGCATGATGCTGGCGATTGCGTGATCGCTGGCGCTTCTTCAACAGGTGGGACAACAGTAACACACACCGCGAATACAGCGGGTCTTCATGGTAAATCAGCAATTAAAGTTGGTATGCAAGTTTCTAGTATAAATGCTACTCCACTATATCCTAGAGATGGCTTATTAGGTAGACCTGTTATCATTAAAGAAATACTTACTTCAACTACATTTAGAGTTTCAGAAAATGCAGTTGGTACAACATTAACTAGTCAAAGTTTGGTTGGGTCACAAATGCACAGTTCTGGATTTGGAGGGCAATTAGTTGATACTGGCAATGGGTTCCCAGCGGGAATGACAATATTTGGTAGATGGGTGAGGGTTAAATTGGACCGTGGATCTGTTATCCTTTATCTTGGCGCGTAATGTTAGGATTAGGACTTGGTACAGCAAAATTATCAGCATCTGCAGCAGTTGTTGTAGAGGATTACTTTTGGGAATTAGATAGTGCAGGTGTTTTAAAGCCACTAGCAACAGGTGTTACTGATTTTAATGAGGTTTGGGATTTAGATGGCACTGATTACACACCAGTTGGTAGTGGATGGATAAGTACAGATGAAGGATATTGGGAATTAGATACTAATGATGACATGCAACCGTTAGACGTTTAATAAATAAAAAATATAAAATATAAAAATATAAAAATATGGCAACACCAAATATAGTACCTAGAGCTGATAGTGAAGGCGGTTTAGGAACAGCTTCTAAAGGATGGGGAGATTCATACTTTACAGGTAATGTACAAATTTTATCTGGAGGCGCATCAACGTTATCTAAAATAGTAATGGGAACTAACGCTAGCAAGGCAACTATAGGTATAGCTGGAGGAACTGATACTTTTTTTACAGGGACGGCAGCTGGCGATATAGTTGTACGTGCTGATGATAATAATAACAAAGTACATATTGGCGCAGGTACTTCCGGTGAAGCAGGATTAACAGTTACTGAACATGGTGGAACTATCCCAAGAGTAGGTGTTGGTAGACCTACTGCTTTAACTGCTTTTGATGTAATATATGACTATGACACTACGGTATTTGAAAATCAATTAATAGATAATCAAGGTGGTGGAGAGATATTAAAATATGGTTCTGAGCAAGCAGGTGCTATAGGTACATTACATTTTTTACATACAGATGGTTCTTGGGATGCAACAGATGCTGATGCAGTTGTAACCGGGGGATCTCAGTTGTTAGGTATTCCTATAAGTACTGATCCAGGAAGTCATGGTATGTTATTAAAAGGATACTATAAAATAGCCTCAAGTAATGTAGAGGGTACAGCCGCAATTGGAGCTCCAGTATATGTTTCTGAAGCAGCAGGAAAATTTGATTTTACCGCTCCTTCTGGCTCAGGTGATTTTGTAAGAATTGTAGGTTATTGTATTGACACTAATGATGACAGTGGTGTTGATATTTTATTATACTTTAACCCAGATAAAACATTTGTAGAAATAACATAATATGAGTATAAACAAAATAAATGGAGTTGTATCTGATACTTTATCTAAAGTAAATGGAACTAACGACGCATTACTAAGTAATATGTTGGTTCCTAGTAATCTTGCTATCGCTCCTATGTTTAATAGTCACTCTATAGATCTTGATGGTTCTGCTGATTACATTGATTTAAATACTGTTGTGGGGGATATAGATACAGATGCTGGCGCTGTAACTTTATGGTTTAAAATAGATACTGATGCTACTTGTCAACTATGGAAAACTAATCAAGGTTCAAGCGCTGCTCAAAATCAAATACAGATATATTATAATTCGGCTAATGGTAAAATAGTATTTCAACAAAAATATAATGGCGTATCAGTCACTTGGAACTCAACTGCAATTACCTCTGGTGATGGTAATTGGCATTTTATTGCTATGAGTTGGTCAGATCTTGATTTTATTGCTTATTTAGATACAGAAGCAAGTGGTGTACAAACTTTAGATCAAAGCGGAACAACACCAACACCTTTTAACCCTGGTGCGTGTACGGCTGGTAGAAATTCAGCTGCATCAAATTTATATCTTGATGGACATCTAAATGAGATTGGTATGTGGGATGCGGAATTAAGTGCTACTGCTCTAGTCGCTATTTATAATAGTGGTAAAGGTATTAACTTAACAAGGGATGTGGGTAACTATACTAACGCTAGCGATTTAATCGGGTATTGGAAAATGGAGGAAAATACAGGAAATACCGTTGTAGATAGCTCTGGTGGTGGTGAAACAGGCGCTTTAAACGCGACAGATTTATGGTCAACAGATACAATATAACATGGATAGAAAATATATAATAGTAAACACAAGCGAACTAAGTAGTTTAGATTTTAACGAACTACCTATTACTAGTGAAGAATATGTTAGAAAAAGTGTAGATGGATCGAAGGCAATTGTTTTCTATAGAGGAACAACTCCTAACGAACTATTAGGAAAAACAGAATATACTAATAGCGAATTACAAGCTGTTGTAAATGATATTAATGGTGAATGGTATATAGCACCAGATCTTTAAACAAATAAATAATTAACTAAAATTAAATTAAAATGGCAAAAACAAAAACACCAAAGAAAGAAAAATTAGTAAATTTAAAACCAGAAAAAATTACTGATGAGCAATTGCAAAAATTGCAAGAAACTGTAAGTAGTATTAATCGTTTTCAATTAGAAATTGGAGTTGGAGAAAGTAGAAAACATAATTTACTCCATCAAATCGCAGGTGTCCAAGATAAATTAACATTGATGCAAAGTGAATTCGAAAAAGATTATGGAACTATTGACATTAATATACATGATGGTAGTATAAATTATCCAGAAGAATCAACAATAAAAGAAAATGGGGAAGTTGATAAGAAAGATTAGTGTGGGTAAAGATTATAAAAACGATGCCATGCATTATGCTGTTGGTCAGGAGGTGTATGGTGGACATAAAATTTGCGATATAATAGAAGAAGAAAATAAGTTTTCTGTTTATATCAAAAAAAATAAAGACGTATTACCGTGGAAAGACTTTAACAAAAATATGGCGGTATCTGTAGAGTATAATCTAGAATACTAATTATGGCATATACACAAAAAAATAATCCTTTTAAACAAAAGACATCAACAGTTACCACGTCAGATGTTAGTAAAAGCGATATGGATTTAGCTAAAAGACTAAATAAATTAAGGTTTGAAATGGGACATATCTACCCGATAACTGAACATGATCGTAGTAAGTACATAGGACAAACAGCTCAGACTGAAGAAGAAAGAAGAGAATTATATAATATAGATCCTTCAGGTAAAGGAGACGTAAGACGTACTCCTGTTTTTGGGCCAACTGAAAGCGGCGAATGGGGTCGAATTGGAACTAAGAAAAGAGAAGTGTCTGATGAAGAAAAATATGCACAAGATGTACGGTTTATTGAAACCGCTAGAAAAGCTGGTGGAGATACTTTTGACAAACTAACATCATTACCTAATAAAGATTTAGTGGGTTTTCAAAATGAAGTAATTAGAGTCGCAAAACCTTTAATTGGGAAAAAACTTGGAGAAGATTCCGTGAGTACACTAAATGAAATTAGAAAAATAGATTTGTCAGGTTTTAAACCATATTTAGAAAAAGCAGATATAGATAAGAGTGACATAAAAAATATAATTACTGCTCAAATAAACAATATGCCAGATAAAAACAAAGACAGTGTACCAGATGTGTTTGAAGGTATTAAAGGAAAAGTTTTGCGCTCTGGAGTTAACACTTTAATAGAGCATAAATTAAAAGATTTAGAATAATGAAAAGTGTTTACAACTTTGTTGTAACGCCAATAGGGGAAAGATATAACAATACTAAAAAAGTTGAAGGTGGAGATCTTATATTAAATACTGAGATTTACAATCATCAATATGTAAATAGAGTTGCAAAAGTTATATCTACACCTATAATTGGTGATACAGATATAGAGCCCGGAGATGAAGTTATTATACACTTTAATGTATTTCGTAGATGGCACAATGTAAAAGGTATAGAAAAGAATAGTAGAAGTTATTTTGATGATAACACTTATTTTATAACCCAAGACCAAATATTTCTATATAAGAGAAATAACGAGTGGAAAGCTCCAAAAGGATTTTGTTTTATAAAACCTTTAAGAGCTAAAGATCAATTTAATGTTGATGCGGAAAGGCCCCTAATGGGTGTTGTTAAATATTCAGATGGTACTATTGAAGAAGGTGATCTTATAGGTTACAAACCAAAAACAGAATGTGAGTTTATAATAGATGGAGAACGGTTGTATAGAGTTTTATCAAATTTAATTACTATCAAATATGAATATCAAGGAGACGAAGAAGAATATAATCCAAGCTGGGCAAAAAGCAGTTGAAGAACTGATTAAAGTCGCTAAAGAACCAATTGTAGATTCAGACGATGATATATCAGCAGATAGATTAAAGAATGCTGCAGCTACTAAAAAACTAGCTATATTTGACGCATTTGAAATACTTAACAGAATTCAAGAGGAAGAGAACTTACTTGAGGGAAAAGCACCTGAAGAGAGCAAGGAAAAAGTCTTTAAAGGATTCGCAGAAGGTAGATCTAAATAATGTACGAGCAAAGTTTAGTTAATATAATCGAACCTATAAAAAAGACTACTATTAGTAGACTTAATAAAGGTAAAAAATGGAAATATGGATACAACAAAGAGCATGATGTTATTATCATATCTAAGACCGGACAAATTGGTGAAATCTATGAAATCCAAAATCTTAGGATAGCATTACCCAAAATACCTAAAAAAGTATTTAAACACAAGAAAGATAAATGGGTTAAAGCAGAGTATCCTAAAGGATTAAAGAATATTAAAAGTATCTTTGATTGGAGAAATTATCCGGATGAGAACAAAGATCAGTGGTTTGATTATATAGATGAAGAGTTTAAAAGAAGAGATGAAGGGTTTTGGTTTGTAAACAAAGGTAAACCAACGTATATAGTAGGAACTCATTATATGTATTTACAGTGGAGCAAAATTGATGTTGGTGCTCCAGATTTTAGAGAAGCAAATAGATTGTTTTATATATTTTGGGAAGCGTGTAAAGCAGATAAAAGATGTTATGGTATATGCTATCTAAAGAATAGACGTTCAGGATTTTCTTTTATGTCATCTGCAGAAACAGTTAACTTAGCCACTCTTGCAACTGATAGTAGATATGGTATTTTGTCTAAAACAGGTGCGGATTCTAAAAAAATGTTTACTGATAAAGTTGTACCGATTAGCGTAAACTATCCATTCTTTTTTAAACCTATCCAAGATGGTATGGATCGACCTAAAACAGAACTCGCTTATAGAGTACCAGCTAGTAAATTTACAAGAAAAAAGATAACAACTAACGAAAAGCTAGAGAATATACAAGGATTAGATACAACTATTGATTGGAAAAATACTGGAGATAACAGTTATGACGGTGAAAAATTAAATCTATTAGTGCACGATGAAAGTGGTAAGTGGGAGAGGCCAGATAACATATTAAACAACTGGAGAGTTACAAAAACATGTTTACGATTGGGTAGTAGGATTATTGGTAAATGTATGATGGGCTCTACTTCAAACGCATTAGATAAGGGTGGAGAAAATTTTAAAAAACTATATAGCGCATCAGACGTCACAAAAAGAAATAGAAATGGCCAAACGAAGTCTGGTTTATATTCTTTGTTTGTCCCAATGGAATGGAACTACGAAGGATTTATTGATGAGTATGGACTTCCAGTTTTTGATACACCAAACCACGATGTGTTCGGTCCAGATGGCGAACTAATAGATGTAGGAATTATAGAGCATTGGCAAAATGAAGCCGATGGTTTAAAAGGTGATCACGACGCATTAAATGAATTTTATCGCCAATTTCCAAAAACAACGGAACACGCATTTAGAGATGAAGCAAAAGGAAGTATATTTAATCTAGTTAAGATATACGAACAAATAGATTATAACGAAGAAATGTCTAGAACTCTTGGGGTTACTAAAGGTAATTTTCAATGGGTGAACGGGATAAAGGATACACAAGTTATATTTTATCCAGATCCTCAAGGTAGATTTAAGGTAAGTTGGACGCCAAAAACAGAATTGCAAAATAGAGTAATACTTAAGAACGGTATAAAATACCCTGGTAATGAACACATGGGAGCGTTTGGGTGTGATAGTTATGATATATCAGGAACAGTAGATGGTCAAGGATCAAAAGGAGCGTTACACGGTCTTACTAGATTTAGTATGGAGGACGCTCCTGCGAATAGTTTCTTTTTGGAATATCTATCAAGACCACCTACGGCAGAAATATTCTTTGAAGACGTTTTAATGGCATTAGTATTTTATGGCATGCCAATACTAGCAGAGAACAATAAACCTAGATTACTTTATTATCTTAGAAGAAGAGGATATAGAGGATTTAGTATGAACAGACCAGATAAGATATGGAATAAATTATCTGTAGCAGAGAAAGAAGTCGGAGGAATTCCTAACTCTAGTGAAGACATAAAACAAGCACATGCCGCAGCGGTTGAGATGTACATCCAAGATCATGTTGGTATGAAACAAGATGGAACATTTGGAGATTTATATTTTAATGAACTATTGAATGACTGGACTAGGTTTGATATAAATAAACGTACAAAGTTTGACGCGACAATAAGTTCAGGTTTAGCAATTATGGCAAACAATAGACATTTATATACTCCAAACGCAAAAATAGAGAAACCAAAACTAAATGTACATATTTCTAAATATAAAAACACTGGTAATATGTCAAAAATAATTAAAAATTAAATATGGCTAAGTCAGTTATAAAAAGTTATTTTCCTAGTCAAGTGGTAAGTGACGCTGAAAAATTAAGTTACGACTATGGTTTAAAAGTTGCTAAAGCAATAGAGACTGAATGGTTCCATAATAATAGGCAAGGTAATAGACATAAAACAAGTAAAAATAATTTTCATAGTTTAAGATTGTACGCTAGAGGTGAACAGTCAATACAAAAGTATAAGGATGAGTTATCGATAAACGGTGATTTGTCCTATTTAAATTTAGATTGGAAACCAGTTCCAATTATTCCAAAATTTGTAGATATAGTAGTAAATGGTATAGCTGAAAGAACTTATGATATAAAAGCGTATTCTCAAGATCCGTATGGCGTAAGTCAAAGGACCAAGTATATGGAAGATATATTGTCAGACATGAGACTCAAAGATTTTGATGCTTATATAAAAGATAATCTTCAAATGGATCTCAAACAAAGTGATCAAGAGACTCTTCCAAATTCAGAAGAAGAATTACAAATCCACATGCAAATTAGTTACAAGCAATCTATTGAGTTAGCTGAAGAGCAGGCTATCAACGTTTTGTTAGAAGGTAATAATTATGAGCTTACAAAAAAGAGATTTTACTATGATTTAACTACAATAGGTATTGGAGCAGTTAAAACTTCGTTTAACACATCTGAAGGGGTTACTGTAGATTATGTAGATCCAGCAAACTTAGTTTATTCCCATACAGATTCACCATATTTCGATGATATATACTACGTTGGTGAGGTTAAAAATATTCCTGTAAACGAATTAGTAAAACAATTTCCTCACTTAGAACATGGGGATATAGAAGAGATAATGTCAACGTCTAATCAATCTAGTTATAATACTTCTTATAGAGATGATGACAATAATAAGATTCAAGTTTTATATTTTAATTATAAAACTTATATGAATGAGGTTTATAAAATAAAAGAAGTTGGAACCGGTGCAGATAAAATAATACCTAAAGACGATACGTTTAATCCACCAGAAGATATGGAAGGTGGTTACAGTAAATTATTGAGGAGCATAGAATGTCTTTATGATGGCGCTTTAATTCTTGGTACAAATAAATTACTTAAATGGGAGATGGCTAGAAATATGTTACGCCCTAAAAGTGATTTTACTAAAGTTAAAATGAATTACGCTATCGTGGCTCCTAGAATGTATAATGGAAAAATAGAATCATTAGTAGGAAGAATTACAGGGTTTGCTGATATGATTCAATTAACGCATTTAAAGCTACAACAGGTGATGGCTAGAATGGTTCCAGATGGAGTTTATCTTGACGCAGATGGATTAGCTGAAATTGATTTAGGTAATGGAACAAACTACAACCCACAAGAAGCTTTAAATATGTTCTTCCAAACTGGTAGCGTTATTGGTAGATCGTTTACTCAAGATGGTGACATGAACCCAGGTAAAGTTCCAATTCAAGAAATTACAAGTGGGAGTGGTGGTAATAAAATACAAGCTTTAATTACAAATTACAATTACTACCTTCAAATGATACGTGATGTCACTGGGTTAAATGAAGCTAGAGATGGTAGTATGCCAGATAAAAGCGCTTTAGTGGGTGTTCAAAAATTAGCTGCGGCTAATTCAAATACTGCCACAAGACATATATTACAATCTGGATTATTTTTAACAACTGAAATTGCAGAATGCTTGTCGCTTAGAATATCTGATATTATAGAATATTCACCTACAAGAGACGCGTTTATTCAAGCTGTTGGAGTTCATAATGTAGCTACGTTAGAAGAGATAAGTAGTTTAAATCTTTATGATTTTGGCATATTTATAGAATTACAACCAGATGAAGAGGAGAAGGTAATGTTAGAGAATAATATTCAAATGGCATTACAACAACAAAGTATAGAGTTAGAAGATGCTATTGATCTTAGAGAAATTAAAAATATTAAATTAGCTAATCAACTTTTAAAAATAAGAAGAAA